ACCCCAAGTTAACTGTCATCCCAGTCATGAGATGACTTAACTTTTTGGAAAGTAATAGGGTATTTCCTACCCTATTTAACTTTACAGAAAGTTATTAGCAGTGCTAACATTACACATCATCAACGCTACTAAACACAGGAGAAAGCAAATGAACGCAGTTACCAGCCATGAATCCACCGCACTAAACCAAGCCGTCAAGGTTGACCCTCACAAGGGTCAGCGTATCGGAGCAGTATCTAGCCAATGGTTCAGTCGCTCAGACGATGAGCGATTCTTATCCCTGACCGCCCTTGAGGAAGCAGTCAGTGTACGTTCCATGAACGCACAGCAAGAGATCATCGATGTCCGAGGGGTTGAGATCAGGGCTAAGTCTGACGATGCTGAGACCCTCAAGGTTACCTTCGACAACCAAGAACTAGATGCTACGCACTGGTCTTTTGGTCAGATGGCTAGCCTTGCTGGTGCGCCAGCCGGATACCTTCGTAAGTTGCCGTCAGTTATTGCTGGCATCAACTTGCAGTATGGTCTTCAGAACTTACGTTCTGAGAACGTCAAGATGTTCTACAACCCAGAACAAAATCAGTTGCTTGCCGCTACTGGCACTGAATACGGGCGTGTCTACGATTGGGAACTCGTCAAGGCTGTACGCAAGATTGCCGGAGACGGCACTGGCGATACACGCTGGAAGGTTCCGGGCGCTATCAACTGGGGCAACATGACATACAACCCCAATGTCAGCATCACAAAGGATACAACCACGTTGTACGCCTCTGACCGTGATGTGTTCATGTTCCTAGTGGATGACACCCATCCAATCGAAATCGGTAAGTTGCCTAACGGCGACCCCGACTATGTGTTCCGTGGCTTCTACGTCTGGAACTCTGAGGTTGGTTCCAAGACGCTTGGTATTTCTACCTTCTTGTTCCGTGCTGTATGCCAGAACCGTAATATCTGGGGCGCTCAGGACATCAGTGAAATCACTATCCGTCACTCAAAGAACGCACCTCAACGCTTTGCCGCAGAGGTTGAGCCAGCCTTGCTGGAGTACTCCAATGCGTCAGACAAGGGCATCATCCTTGGTATTCAGAATGCCAAGAACGCCATCGTTGCTAGGTCAGATGATGATCGGCTCCAGTTCTTAGGCAAGCAAGGCTTCTCTGCCAAGCAAGCCCAAAGGATTATCGACAGAGTAGTCACTGAAGAAGGCACTAAGCCTGAGTCAGTATGGGATTTCGTGCAAGGCATCACCGCCGTAGCACGAGACATTGGTCATACCGATGACCGCATCACCCTTGAGAGACAGGCTGGCAACCTTCTCAAGAAAGCCGCTTAACTAACCCGAAGGAGATAACTATGGAGCCACAATGAAAGATGACAACTGGCAAACTCATGTTCGCTACGAAATACAGGATGCCACTTATGACAAAGATCGACTACTGGAGATAACACGATGCCTTACGCACATGGAATCCCTCGACCTGATACCTGACGACATTGCATCAGACCTATTCAACCTGATTCATATTCACAACTCATCAGACTTGTAACAAGCACAGACGGGTAAGTCCCGTCTGTGTTTTCTTTTTTATCCCCGACGGCAGACTCGATAGTTCCATGCCGACGGACTTAATATTTCCATGCCAAAAAAGACTCAGCCACCCGAAGGTGGCTGAGAATAGCCCATGAGGTTCGCTACAAACCTTGAATTCACGGGAAGGAGTTTGGCAACTAACAAAGAAAGCAGAAGGGAACCACTACATCTAGTGTCGGGAACCCTATACTACTTAAAAATACTATAGCGTGTTTGAATACAAATGTAAAGCACTGCTAATAATTTTATTCTTCGCCCATCCATTGCCACAAACCATCCAGTACTCTACGTTCCAGAGGAACCATTGAATCAAGGATGCGTCTTCTTAATTTCCATGCTCGATAGTTTGTAATACCAAGTTGTGATGCACAGTTACGCACACTTGTAGATAGCATTGCCTGATAGACGGAAGACCTATCCATCCCAAGACTACCCAAATGTGGGTACGTATCTGAAAGCATACGAGCCGATACCTTGCGCTCATTCGCATCCCCATACATCCAATATGTCCATGCCAGTTCGTCCTCTCCTAGGCGCTCTATGAACCCGAAGATCATGGCTCCCTGTGCATGGAAGTCATAGGCTGACATTGCCTCACGGCTCTTGACCTGATGCTTCTCCTTGGCAACAAAGACGTTGTGCGCCTTGCTGATGATGCTCTTGTGCCTAACCTTGAAGGCAAATCTCACTGCTTGCTCTGGAGAATTAAACATTACAGTTCTCCTATCAGTACACGCAAGCAATCCCTCTCAGCCCATTCCTTGGTAACGACCAAAAGAACACAAGCCTGATCGTCCTCGTAGACCACCCTGTTTAATGAGTCGAGCAAAATCTTCCCAAGGTTATCCGCATCGGGCTTGGCTGGTGCAATCAACTGGCGTTGCGCCAACTCTTTTTTCTTTTTAGCCCACGACTTTGGTATTGCAAACTCTGCACTAACAATCGCAACAAACATCCCAGTCCACGGCGTGTGATGCTCATCCAATTCATGCCGTGCCGCATCCCTTAGAACGCTCTCGTATGACCTCGTTGCCTGTGGAGTGATAGCAACCCCTGTCTTCCGTACAAAATGCGGTCTGCCTTTTCCTATGACCTTGCCGTATACGGCAAACTCAATCTTCTTCCCGAAGTCGAGGTTCTTTTCGATAGTCATAGCAACGCTCCTCTGCCGCCCTAAGATACAACTTGCACCTTCTGCGAAGGACTGTTGTTCCGTTCCATTGTTCTGAGTAGTACTTGCATCCATGACACGTCATCCCCCGTATGCTCGGCGTTCCATCCGCTCGTTTGCTTGTGTTGTTCTCCATACTTCTATTTCCATTTCTATTCTGCGAAGCAAGAACTTCAACTTGCTTTCTGTTTCTGTCGCTGACTTGATTGCATCAAGCAGTTCTAAATAATCTTTATGTGCATAAGCCTCACGCTCTTGACCCGATGCCGTTTGAATGCCAAGGCGTTGCGCCTCTTTCATCAGGATGGCTATCTTGGATTTCTTAAAGTCTTCCACGTAAACCAAGTGCGCCTTAGCAGTGGAGTAGTTATCTCCAGCATCTCTGAATTCGATCAGCAGTTGTTCTATCTTTTCATTTGACACACTCTCTCCTTTTAGAATTTAATAAAACCTTTGCGACCAGCAATCAAGTAAGTCTTGGCTATCGCTTCAAAAATAAACTGACGCTTCTCTTGCTTGCTCATACTCATGCCTTGGTCATACTCTGTATGACAGCGATAGCACAACCAGCCGACCATTGAATCGTCAGCCTTGTTGCCCTTGCCCTTGCCATGTTCAATGAGGTTGGAGTGAGCGGCAACAATCGTGTCATCAGAATTCCCGCACATCACACACGTCTGACCTCGTGCCATATCCAACCACTTGCGACTTCTGAATTGCGTATTCACACAGGTCTCCTATTGGTGTAAGTTGCGCCCAAGTTAATTCGTAATGGGACTTTCCTTCACGCACGGATGGCGTAAGGTTTTGAGATTGAAAAAGTTCTGCGCTTGTAGCAAAACCAAGGATATGAATCTTGGTTCGCTCAACCTCTGCCAAGATATAAATTTCTGAACTGGTCTCTGCCTTGTACTGAGGAACTTGAAGGCACTGGTTCTCTTTGTATGGTCTGGTCTTAACATCGCAAGACAAGCCCTTGTAAACGCAGTCATGCCCACCAGACCTACGCTCAAAGGTTAGGTCAGGGTAGACGTTCAAGTATTTGCATACTGCAAACTCACCAAGTACTCCATCGATGTTGATGTCAATGGAGTCCCTGTAACCAACCATGCGCTCAGTTACACCAGCCGCACGATTGACTGACTGTCGACTGACCGCCAAGTGTGTTGCAACCCCTATCTCAGAAGGGGACAAGACAACTGGAACGTAATACTCGTTCTGAGTCATCTCTTCTTCCTCTTGAAACGCATCTGCTCTTTCATGCGTATGGCTTTCTCAAGCGGTGTTTCAATCGGCGGTAAGGAGATGCAAGGCACAACTCCGGGAGGAGACTTCTCTCCAATCTCCAAGCCACCCTCACACGCATACATCACCTTGCTTCCCGGAAACTCAGCGTTCATCTTGTCGTAGAAGGCTGACACCTCAGGCATGATTGACCTGAGTTGTTCCTTAGTGAACATGGCGTTGGCTTCAGATATGGAGAGTTTCAACATCACGTTCTCCTGAGGCGTAGTCTTTACCGGAGTATTTGTGGTTGGTTGTTTCTTCGTATCTTCCACAGTCAGGTCTCCAATAAAGTTCTGTCATGCCGGGGCGACCAAGCCATCGGCTTCTGATTTTTTGTACGTGTATTTCTGATGGCGCTTTCGGATTTGTTTTGTCCCGATGCACCGTCACGATGTTGTCTGCCTTGTTGAAGAAGTGGGCAGAGCCGGACACTGAGTACCCATCAGGTACTGGGTAGTGACCTTCCTTATCCTTGAGCAACTTAGCGGGGTGGGCTACAAGCCACACATGAACGCCTTGCTCACGAGCAAACTTGCGGATGTAGGTAAGGAACATCGAGATGTATTCCGTCTCGTTAACGCCATCCTTGCGCTTCGTATGATCGAGTTCGTTGTACGGGTCAATCACTAAACCACGCATACCGAAACGCTTAACCAAGACCTTGGCTTTTTCCAGCACCGCTTCAATGGTTGGTTGCTCTGGCAAGATGAAATGAAAGTGCTGGTTCAGCCAGTCTTTACCTTCTTCAAACTCCTCACGAGTCATGACCTTGATGCGCTTTTTCATGTGCTTTTCCATCAACTTGGCTGAGTGCCAAGTGATCGGTTGGTTCTCAGGGGAACACACGCCAATGACCCAACCACTTCGCTCGGCAAGGTTGACCGTCAAAGCATCAAGCCATTCTGATTTGCCCATGCTCGGTATGCCTGTGACTAGCGTCCACTGAGCGGGAGTAGGGGAGTACAACTCGTCTACGTTCTTCCATCCTGTGGCTTCGCCCTTGGGCATACCATCCTCGTAGATGGCGTTCAAGTCATCAGCAATGTCATAGACCGAGAAGAGTCCTTCAACTGGGAATGTCTGTGCGTTGTTGATGCACTGCGCCAGCACTTCAGCGCCATGCTTGAGCAGTACTTCGTTGGCATCCTTGCACCCCTCAACCCAAGTCACACGCAAGCAACGCTCTCGCCCCAAGCGACGAGCAAGTTCTTCTTCTAACTTTCGACCCGGCTCATCGTTGTCAACCGCCAAAATGAATGTCTTGATGTTGTCCAACTTTTCATCGTCAAGGTATTCAAACTTTGTCTCGTAGTTCTTTGACGTTGGGGCTGGCGCTCCATCAGGCACGGAGATGGCGTTCTTAAACCCAGCAACCTCAAGGGATAGAGCATCGATCTCACCTTCGGTAACGATGGCGGTATCGGTTACGTCATCGATCTTGTAGAAAGTTTTTTGTGCGCCACCAACTTGACGAAAGTTTTTCTTTCCATCACGGTATTTGATGTTGACTACTTCGCCATCACGGTAGTAGGGAAAGGCGACAGCACGTACTTCTTCCTCAACCTGAGGCATCCACACGGTCAGCGTGGTGACGTGGTTCCGAATAAGGACATCCTTGTTCAAGCCACGAGTGGCGAGGTACTCGAATGTCTTGTCCGTCAGTGGCTCAGGCTTGAACTCAGGCTTGTAGTAGGTCTTGGTGTGGGCAACGGTAGGCTTTGAGAACTCGCCTGTCTTGAGTCCGCCTGACCAGCCGCAATGCCAGCAGTTCCATACGCCCTTGTCTGTGTTGACGTTGAGGCATGGATAGGATTTCTTCTTACGAAGTTGACTGCACTTGGGGCAAGGGACTTTGACTTCCTCGCCTGTACGGTTGCCAAGTTCTATTCCGAATGAGGAGAAGTCCTTAAACATAGGAATACCCCTCATTTTGAGATGAGTATTCGTATATATCTATATCTATATTTTTCTTATAGAAAAATATATAAATATAAGATTTATTGTATATATATTGTAATATATATATATATAAATACAGCACAAACCGTGCCAGTTCATTGTTGTTGTTTTTTGCTAAATTATTAGCATTCAACATGAGTTCTATGTAGTTTGCTTGATTTGTGGCGCATAATGCAATTACCAACTTGTAATTATTTGTCAATTTTTTTCTCCTTGTTTTCGAGGTAGCGACTCGAGCGTATAAGCAATACGCATGAAAAAGTGTAGCAGAACATATAAAAGATTGCAAGCAGTAAACGCAACCATTAAGGAGTTACAATGAATTCAAAGGCAAGGCGCATTCCTGCCGCTAAATCCAAAACGAAAGTGAAGATGTTTCCGAATAAAAAAGACTCTAAAGAGTCTGGCGAATCAACATCGTCTGAGAGTGAAAAACCGAAGAGATACCAGCGCAGAGAACTCTCTTCAGACGAGACCAAAGATCAAACAAAATTGAAAAATCTTTGGGACTCTAAGCACTCCGAACTTCACCTTACGCAAGCACAACTTGCAAAAGATTTTGGATTCAAAAATCAAGCGGCTATCAGTCAGTATTTGAATGG